TAAAGTTAGATAAATACATTATGCCAAAAAATTCAGAATCATTAAACCGCTCGTTATTCGAACTTTTACAAAGTAAAGGATTCGATCCTACTATGCTTGACACCTCAGGTAAGGAAATTCCTACCCCTGAAGAAGCAGAAGTATTTCAATTCAACTTCATCAAAGACGGAGAAGATTACGGTAAAGTAACTATCTCTATTGACGGAATGCACAAATTATGTATATACTATAGTGATGAGGTAGCTGATAGTGAAAAAGAAGAAACTCACGGGGAAGATGAGTCTTGGTATAAAGTTTTAAATCAATTGAAGCGTTTTTCTCAAAAATATCAATTGAGTTTTGAGTTAAAGAATGTTGACCATTTGAAACACGATATGGCAAAAAGGGAATATATGAAAAAGCAAGAAAGAATATCTGAAGGTTATTACCCAATGGGTAAAAAGGCAAGCTACAATGACGCTGTGCCAAATGTAAAGATTGTAATACAGCACACTCGCCAAATTGAAGAAGGTGAGCAACGTTATCGTAATATTGCTAAAATCTTTTTAGAGAATAGTGAAGGTGAAAGATTCTTAGCTCCAACTATTAAGCCAGGTGTCGCTAGAGTATATGGTCGATTAATTGCTGAAGGTGATAAGCCGCACGGTGAACGTTGGAATCACGTTACTAGTTTGGTAGAAGAATATCAAAAGATGGGTGCATTTGTTCGTGCCACACGTAATGGTCAATTCAATGAATCTGCACAACGTTTAGTAAATGAAGGTATCAATCACTATCAAGGTCTACGTGAAACATTAAGTAGAATGACTGGTCATCGTGGTTACAATACTTACTTTGAAAGCTGGACACCGTCATTGATGGAAGACGAAGTTGAAGAAAACAACTTAAATGAGTTATTTGTACAAGAGACATTAGATCCACGTATTGAAAGTGTAATGCCAATATTGAATAAGCTACAAAAGAAAGTAGCAGAGATGAAAGAAGTCGGTGAATTAAGTGAATGGGCAGATAGTTTAACAGAAGCCCCTGGTGCTGAAACACTTGGACACAATGTTAGAACAGATGCTAAGAATTTAAAAGCATTTGATTTGGAAGAATCGGAAGATGATATTGACGATCCAGTAGTAAGTGCAATAACTCGCCGTATCATACGTCAACATCCTGAATTATTAAAGCACGGTCCTGATAAAGTATTGGCTGCTATTGCCGATGTTGCAGATTTTGTAGGTGACGTTGAAGAAATTGGTTCAAGTGATGTAAGCGGTTGGGTAAAACAAGTAGAGCGTTCATTGGGTAGTATGGATGAAGGTATATTGGACACCGTTAAAAAAGCTGGAAGTAAAGTATTTGATAAATTGGGCGGCGGCAATGAAGAAGACCTAATTAGAAAACTACAAAAAGATGCAGGTGTAACACCAACTGGCAAGAAGCCTGAGTTTGATGTTAAAGCAAAAGAATTAGCAAGAAGTAATCCTAGTGACCCAGGCGGCAACTTTATGAAGGGTGGAAAAGATTTAGGTATCTTTAAAGAAGAAGATATGGATGAAGCTAGAGTATTTGGTTATGATATCAAGCGAGTACCTGATTTAAAAGTATCATATGATGATGCACAAGAACTTAAAAATCAATTAGGTATGTTACAAAAAGTAATGGCGTATGCTACTCCGGACGATATGAGTCCTAAAACACGCAGCCAAGTAAAAGATATATATTTTAAGATTACTAAAATATTACAACAAAACGGTTTACAAGAATCTGATTTAATGAGTACAGATGAAAGTATGTTTGATAAAGTTAAGGATGCTGTTAAGACTTTTGGTGGTAAAGTATTAGATAAATTGGGCCATGGCAGTGATGAAGAACTATTGAAAAAGATACAAAAAGATGTAGGTGCTCCCGCAGGATCACAACACGGTAAACCTAGCATGGCTAAACCAAATGATGATTCAGATATCATTGAAGATGATATTGACGAAAGCGCACTGCAAGCATCTTTTGGTATTAAGAAGTATGGTAAAAAAGGTATGGATAAACTACGTGCCGCTGGACAAAAACATGCTAGTGAGAAAACAATGCAAAACATTCGTGCTGAATACAGTGATAAAGAAAAACCTGTAGCCGAAGAGGTTGACACTGGTCAGTATGACGCGGTTAAATCTAGTCCTAAAGGTGATAACGACCAAAATTGGGATAAGCCTTTCCGTGAAAAAATCAAACAATACGCTAAAGAGTTAGAGAAGCGCCAAAAAGAAAAAGAACAAGGTGTGGCTGAGAGCGAGTTTGCAGGTGACTATGCAACAGGTGAAGCAGGTCAATGGCGCAATAAAGGTCCTAAAGCTAACAAGCCGGCAACAATTGGTGACTTAGTTGGTGAAGGTCAAGAAGACCTAGATACTATTAGACGTTTGTTAAAAAAGTAATATGAAAATATCGTCATTGTTAAGAGAAGCACCAAAAGGTCCTGCATTATCGTTAGATAACGATTTAATGCAGAGAGCCATGCTGAGGTTTCCTGGCTATGATAGCCAACAAGCACTATCTTTATACATAGCTGATAAGGCTGTGCAACAACAGAAAACTGATTCGGCACAGAATAATCTAATCAATACTCAACAGAATGCTATTAAGTCTATTGGGCAAGAGTTACAAGATTATGAAGAACAAGCACAAGAGACTGACCGTGAAGTTGAAAGACTGAAACAACTAAGTGGTACACTAACTACCGGTAGCGCAGATAGACAAGAAAAAGCAAAAATAAGTGCTGATGAGTTAGAGAAACTTCAAAAAGATTTACAACTATTAAAATCTAAACCTGGTATGGATCCAGAGAAGTTTAAAAACTTAGAAACACAAATTAAAGAGTTAGTTGATAATCCTGCCGCTGAAGATAAAGACGTTAACAAATTACAAGCATTAATCGCACGTGTTCAGGAAAAACAATCTATAGGTGATGCTCAGTTTAATGAACTTGATAAGAAATTAAAACAAACACAGGGTGAATTAGAAGCAAAAGAACGTAGATTTGTAAAGAGTCTTGCAAGAAATACAAGTCAATTTGATAAGAACGCAAGTGCGCTTAAAAAGTATGCTGACATTGTTGCTGGATATCAACGTACAATTGATAACTTTGAAAAAGAAATGAATACTACAACATCGGAAATAAAGAATGATGCTGAAGAGGCTCGTAACATATTAAATGTTATTAAGCAAATATACAATGATACTACGGCTGATGTAGACCCGAATGCGATTCCTAAACCAACTACACCAACTAATATCGATATGACTAAAACAGATACTAGAACGCCTAAAATTGAACCAAAACCAGCAAGTCCAAAAGGAAGTCAACCACACGTTGATGCAGGTGAGTTAGCCAGAACTGCATTAGATAAAGCATCCACTTCGTCACGTCCGCCTCACTATAGTAAGGCGAGTAAAGACCTTGATAAAATGTCAAAGGGAATTGATGTTGATGAACTAGCCGAATCTATTCAATTAGTTGAATATCCGGATGATAAGGCTCCTCCTAAGATATACAAAGATTGGGGTGATCCTGATTTTAATGATTGGATGAGAGACCATTTACATATTTTAATTAATATGTTTAAGAGTAAATTCAGAAATGAACTAGGCAGAAAAAGTCCTACGTATGGTGATGGGCAAATCTCATATGATATACAGGATGAAGCGTGGTATCTGAAAAAGATATTTGATGGTAATGACCCTATATTGACGGAACCAAAAATGACTGCTTTTCTAAACCTAGTTAAGATGACATTGTTTAGTCAACCAGTTGAAATATCACAGCAGGATGAATTGTTTAAAGAAAGTTTAGACAGAACATACTCACGTATGTTGGACAATATAATCGGACTACCCTATATAAAAGGGTAAAAAAACCGTAGAAAAAAATGTGTTTACCCGCAAAAGGGATAAATACTATTGACATTGAGAGATAGTTTTGCTATACTATCTCTAATGTTAGTTACTTCATAGGGAAGTAGCGAATATTAAAAAACGAGACCATCTCAATTTTATAAGGAAATATTATTATGGCATCATTAGCAGACATTCGTGCCCGTATCGCGGCACAAGACAATAAAACAAACAACAAGGGTTCACAAACCCAATCAGATAACTCTATCTACCCCCATTGGAACATTGACGAAGGCACGACGGCAACAGTTCGTTTCTTGCCTGACGCAAATAGTAGTAATACATTCTTCTGGGTAGAACGTCAACTAATTAAGTTGCCGTTCAATGGGGTCAAGGGTGATCCTAACATTAAACAAACAATCGTTCAAGTACCTTGTATTGAAATGTATGGTACAGGCGAGACTTGCCCTATCTTGGCAGAAGTTCGTCCTTGGTATAAAGACGAAACATTGAAAGAAATGGCAAACAAGTATTGGAAGAAACGTAGTTATATCTTTCAGGGTTTTGTACGTCAAAATCCACTAGGTGATGACAAAGTTCCTGCAAATCCAATTCGCAGATTTGTTATCAGTTCACAAATTTTCAACGTGATTAAATCTAGTTTGATGGATCCTGAAATGGAAGAATTGCCAACAGATTACTTGCACGGTGTTGACTTCAACATTAAGAAAACAAGTAAAGGTGGCTATGCTGATTACTCTACTAGTAATTGGGCACGTAAAGAATCACCATTGAATGAGTCAGAACAAGCCGCTATTGAAGCACATGGTTTGTTTAACTTAACAGACTTCTTACCTAAGAAGCCTAATGAAGCAGAGTTACGCATCATTAAAGAAATGTTTGAAGCAAGTGTAGATGGTCAACCTTTTGATAATGAACGTTGGGGTAGTTACTATCGTCCTTGGGGACTAGAAGCACCTGCAGGAGCGACCGCGGATAAACAAACAGCTACTACTGAAACTAGAGCACCCGCAACAGCACCCGTAGCAGAGACTTCAGCACCTTGGGAAGATGAGCCTGCAACAACAACTGCACCAGTTAGTGTCCCGGCAGCTGGCACATCAAGTGACAAAGCACAAGACATTCTAGCAATGATTCGTGCTAGACAAAACAAGTCTTAATAGGTGATGGGGCTTAGGCCCCTTCCTAAGGAGAACTCCATGACACTACCAGACGAACGATACCGTGCCCTAAAGCAGGGTAAAAAGTTATTGGAAGAACTATGCGACCCGGGCAAGACACCTAGAGTGCCTAGTCTAATAAGAGACAAAGCAAGGACTGCATTACGACATTTTCCAAATGACAATGAACTAGAGCGTATTGCGGATAATTGTCCAGAATACCTTGACAAAGAACCGTTTAGTTTGTATACTAACGGTGTACACAAACAATAAGGAATAATATGAAATACTTAGAAAAATTAAGCAAAGTAAATGAATCATTTACTGTTAACCGATATGACAATGGCTTTATGATTGAAATTGGTGGTCGTGATAATGAAAACGATTGGAAGACTTCTAAAATTCTTTGCACTACAGAAGATGAATTATTCGCTGTAATCAAAGAAGCATTAGCAATGGAAATGGATAGCTAAATGGCAAAACCTTTTGACGTAAGTAAATTCCGTAAGGACATTACAAAAAGTATCGAAGGTCTATCAATAGGATTTAACGATCCTACTGATTGGATCTCGACAGGAAATTATGCTCTCAACTATCTCATTAGTGGTGACTTTAATAAAGGCGTACCTCTTGGTAAAGTTACTGTCTTTGCCGGAGAGTCAGGCGCCGGAAAATCGTTCATCTGCTCAGGAAACCTCGTCAGACACGCACAACAACAAGGAATCTTTGTAGTCTTAGTTGATTCAGAGAATGCCCTTGACGAAGCTTGGTTACACGCACTTGGTGTATCTACAGAAGAAAATAAACTATTAAAACTAAACATGGCAATGATTGACGAAGTAGGAAAAACTATTTCTATGTTCGTTAAAGATTATAAAGCATTATCGGAAACAGATCGTCCTAAGGTATTGTTTGTAGTTGACTCATTGGGTATGTTGTTAACACCAACTGATGTTAATCAGTTTGAAGCGGGTGATATGAAAGGTGACATGGGTCGTAAGCCCAAGGCATTGACAGCATTAGTTCGTAACTGTGTTAATATGTTTGGTTCACTTGGTATTGGTTTAGTAGCTACTAATCACACATATGCTTCACAGGATATGTTTGATCCAGATGATAAAATCAGTGGTGGTCAAGGTTTCGTTTACGCATCAAGCATTGTTGTTGCTATGAAGAAACTGAAACTTAAAGAAGATGAAGATGGTAATAAGATTAGTGATGTGCGAGGTATTCGTGCCGCTTGCAAAATTATGAAAACTCGTTATGCAAAACCATTTGAATCAGTACAAGTTAAAATTCCTTACGAAACAGGTATGAGTCCTTACTCAGGTCTATTAGATATGATTGAGAAGGCCGAACTTGTTAAGAAAGAAGGCAACAGTTTAGTTTATACAACACTTGATGGCGAAATCATTAAGAAGTTTCGTAAAGCATGGGAAGCCAACGTTGATGGTTGTTTAGATAAAGTAATGTCCGAGTATAGTCAAAAATCAACAACAAAGATAAGTACTGTAACACCTGAGGAGGAGGGTACAGAATGAGTTTAGCTTTTACAGCAGAAATATGGGATGCATTACGAACCCATATTGATTTTAATGACCGTAGCGATGCGGCTGACACATTGATTAATTTATTAATTGATAATGATTATGAAGCAAGTGATATTAAAGATTCTTTTAAGAACGACAAAGAGGTACTTAAGGCATTAAAAGGTTACACAGACCAACACGATACCGAAGAGTATGAAGAATATGATGAAGACGAAGACCAAGAAGAATGGGATTAAATGTCAAATTGGTACACAAGGGTATCACAAAATTTAATTGTGATACCCGATTTCATCTCTCATTTTGAGAATGAATTATTATCAGCAAAACAAGAGGTAAAGGTATACGGTAATGTTGAAAAAAATATTGCCGCTATTCCGGGACATACCGAACATCGTTTTAATCAACTACAAGAGATAGAAGCAGTATTAAACTATCTCAATATTAAATTACGGCAAATTCGCCGTAAACACTTTCAAAAATACTTAGAAGCATATAATAGAGTATTGACAAGTCGTGATGCTGAAAAGTATGTTGATGGTGAGGATGAAGTTGTAGACTTTGAAACACTTATCAATGAAGTGGCTTTACTAAGAAACAAGTGGTTAGGCATTATGAAGGGACTTGAAGCTAAACAATGGCAGATGGGTCACATTGTAAGATTACGCACCGCCGGTATGGAAGATATCACAATAGGATAAAAATTCTTCTATTTTAACCAAACATAAATATGACTAATGGATCAATATCAATTAGTCTCACGTTGGATACAGGGCTTTATACCCGATAAAATACTGCCTTGGCAGATAGATTTAGACACAACTAACATCTGCAATCAAGCTTGCTATTACTGTAACACCGAGCAATTTAGAACAGAATTGCCGGTGTACCAGCCTATAGAAATGTATAGTAAGTTAATAGATAGATTGCATAACTGGAGAAAACATGATCCTAACGTTATCGGTACATTAAGTAATGTTATCTTTAGTGGTGGCGGTGAACCTACGTTGCTTCCAGGATATGAAGATTTATTGGAAGATGTGATTGATAAAGGTTACGTAGCAGCCATGAACACAAATGGTACTAAGTTACATAAGATATTAACAATAAGTGATGATAAGTTAAAACGTATGGCTTATTTAGGATTAGATATTGATAGCGGTAATCCAGACACATATGAGTTGATACGCAAAAGTAAAATGTCAACTAGCCCTTTTGATAGAGTTAAAGAAACTGCAAAAGAGTTAGGTTCTAGAGGCATTCCATTAGATATCAAAGCTTTACTAATGCCAGAGAACACAAGTCAAATAGAAATCAATAGTATATTTGAATATGCAAGAGATGTTAAAGCTAGGTCGGTACACTTAAGACCAGTCGTGTTGAATGGTAACAGTTTCATTATGAACAGTGAAGTTGCCGCAAGAATAAAAACTGCAAGTGAATTTTATGGAGTAAAGTCAGATATATCCTTAGGTAGATACGACGAACGACAATACAAACGTTGTCATCAGATGTTTTTATTCCCTAGTTTCTGTGCTGATGGAAACATTTATCTTTGTTGTGAGTACAAAGGCCGTGAAGATACTAAACTAGGCTCGTGGATCGATGATGACTTTAGAGATATATGGTGTAGTGATAAGCATAAAGAAATTTATAATAACTTCCTTACATCATTCTGCAAACCATGCAGACCGAATAACACAAATAATCAGATACAAATGGCCATGAATGATTATAGTAGAGTGATTAAATCATTTATCTAAGATGCCAGTCTCTAAAGGTTTCCCAAAAGTCATTTCTTTTGCGTTCGGTATATATTGACTTTAATAAGTTGTAGTTATGTTTGGTTATACACATTGACTCATAGAAAAAATCTTTCTTTTTACTAGTTGACCAGTTACTTATATTTTTGCATAATGACGCAATACGCATTAATCTGATAGTATCTTTGGTTTCTAAATCATAAGCCTCATCCCAAAAATCACTGAATGTTTTGTATCCCAAAGACTTCAAGTTTTCTAATGACCCGGTAGGCCCTACTATTATAAAAGGGTGTTTATTGGCTATTGGCTTCCATGTTTTCTCAGAATGATATATTTGATTACTAACAAAGTTTGATTCAGTAACTACACTAATCAATGTACTATCATAAACTGAATATGATTGATTGATGATTTTTTCCATATTAGGAACGTTTGTAATCCCGTCAATATTTAAAGGAAATAAAGCTTGTAAATCATCGGTCTTATTTACATCTACTAGATTTAATATTATTTGCCTACGTTTAGCGTCAATCGCATCTAACTCAGGAACTCCTAAACGATATAATGTTTTCCATAATACACCTGAATCTACACAATGTTCTGGCATACTAAAATAACTGTCAGCTAGAACATCAAACTTATAAAATAATGCTAATAAATCGCTACGATGTGGTTTAGTTTTTCTGTTATAACATAGAAAAGTTTTACTTCTTTTGTAAAAATTTAGATTTTCAGTGGCTATATAGTTTTGTATTTCTTTGCTAGCGTTTATTTCTCCCCATTGGTAACTAAAAATAGTTGCTTTATCTATAGGTAAAATCCCTTTATTTTCACACCATTTATTATATTCTTCCTTTACATTAGCATGACCTAATAATAAAATAGCTTTGTTTATTGGTACTTTATGGGTTATAAAAAGAATGTGAACATTATCAAAAAACGCATCCAAGTTGATTGAATCTTGGCAGGCTTCTAATAAAAAATAACCATTATTATTTTTAATCATTTTAAGTATGTTATCTGGTATGTTACATTGCTTTTCAAACAAATCAAATGAATAATTATTTAACCATGATCCTTCACTTATATTAAGTGTAAGTTCATATAGAAAATAATCATCTTGGTTTAAAGTGTGTGAAATCACATATTCATATCCAGTATTGTCTTTAAACAAATGTAATGTCCTACTAGGGCATATATCAACGTTATCTTTATCTTTAGCTAATGTTAATGCTGATTTTAAATCTATTTGGTTATTGCTTAAAGGATAATGAGGCCCATACCAATCATATACTAACTTTATTTTATCTGTCATTTTACTAATCCTGTTTCAATCATAAACTTATCCCAAAACTTTAATCTACGATTATCGGGATATATTGATTTAAGTAAGTTAAAGTTATGTTCAGTTATATCTTTAACTCCATAAAAGAAATCTTTTTTCTTTTGAGTTGGCCATTCATTTATCTCTTTGCATAACTTACCTATTTTTAATAAACGTTGTCCATGTTTAGGTTCATCGTCATAACTCTCATCAAAGAAATCACTAAATGTTTTATATCCTAATGATTTTAAATATTCTAGTGATTTATATGGTCCTATTAATATAAAGGGATGATAGTTGGCAATAGGTTTCCATGTTTTCTCAGTAAAGAAAACATCCATATATACAAAGTTTGTTTCCGTAACCACACTTATTAATGACTGATGAAATAAGTTTGGTTCTGGGGCAATCAGTTTGATCCTATCCCATTCATTAATGGTGTTATCTATTACTAATGGTAATATACTATTTAAATGTTTTATATCTTTATCTGTTATATTCAGTTCATCTTTAATGTCATTACGATAAGATGTTGCATGTTTTTCTGAGTGATAAAAACTTTCCCAATCACCTCCCCAATGGTCACATTTTTCAAACATACTAAAATAGCTATGTTTAAGTAAATCATATTTATAAAATATAGTATAAAGGTCTGCTCTCCAATGTCTATATTTGTTATTATAACATAAAAAGGATTTTTCTACCCTATTAAAATCTTTTTCTTTCGGTAATAATCCTTCAAGTTCCTGTAACTGAATACTTGATAACCATTCAAACCAGTCGAATGTAACTATATTCATTCTTTCTGCTATATTTTTTCTGTTACAATATTTTCTATATACATCTGCCCCATTTATACTACCAGTATAATATATTACTTTGTTTAATGGTATTTCATGCTTATTAAAATGTAAATGAAACATATCTAGTTCCATATCTCCTAAATATGATTCTGTCATATATTCAATTAATAAATAACCATTATTATATTTTATATCATGTTCTATTTTTTCTGGTAAATCTATATTACTCAACATGTATTCTAATAATTCAACCCCATATATATTACGATCACCGGACATTTCTGCCCTTAATGTTATTTCATATAAAAATATATCATCATCTTTTAACATAAAACTAGGAATAAACTCAAAAAGATGATTATCTAATACTCTCATAGTTTGCATTGGATTACACAATGCCCACATTTTTCTAGGATTATGTCCATAATGTTCATATGCTATATCCATTGAAGAAAGATTATTTATTATGGGATATTCTCTATTGAAATAGTCGTATGCTATTTTTATTTTTTTGCTCATAGTGGTATTTATTGTAGGTTGCCAAGGTTGACAATAATTGGGTCCTGTGATACAATACTTGTATTGAAACTGATAAAGAGGACTACGAAATGACTACAGAATTCAAATCTTGGGAAGAGTTGACACAGTTGGAACAGGCCCAATCTATATATTGGGATATGTACAAGGACGCTTACGGTGTTCGCCCTCGCGGTGTTGACACCTCACACTGGACCCTTGAGGATTTTGATGCTGAGTTTGAAGGACTCGGTGTAGCTATTGAAGCCGAAGATAAGGCCCGCAAAGAGGCCGAAGCTACTGCAACTGTTGTTTTTGAGCAACGGATTCAGTCATTAGTTGATGCTGGTGC